ATGGCTGACGCCCGCGACCTCGCTCCCGTCAATGATGAGCGCATGGAATCCTTCCGCAATGCCGAGCCCGGCGGGCTGTCGCCGGCGGTGGGCGCCAGCGTGATTTCTCAGCGCGCTCGCACACCCCGCCGGGGCAGCTCCCGCAGTCAGCTGGCGATGGCGGAGGAGCTGCGCGAGATCGCCCGAGCCGTGCGCCGCATCGGCCGGGGGCGCTGTGCCTCCCCCGAAGCGATCCTGATCGAGAAGTTGGAGGCTGCGGAACGGCTGTTCGCCCTCGCCGCGCGCCTGGAGGTGGCCCGATGAAGAAGCCCCGTTCTTCCTCCCGCACCTCTTCTGACGGCGCGAAGGCCATCGTTGAAATCATTGAGGCGGCACAGCAAGGGACGCAGGCGGGCGCCAAGTGGGACGGCGCGGCCCGGCGCAAGCCCGATTCGCGGCGGCGGGATGCCCGGCCCTGGCTCGATGACTGCCAGACGGATGACAAGGGCCACCCCATCGCCAACCTGGCGAACACCTTGTGCGCGCTCCGCAGCGACTGGCCCCTCGTGGATCTGCTGAGCTATGACCAGATGGCCGGTGCGGTCATGCTGCAAGCGCCGGTGCCGGAGGCGGGCGACCCCTTCGCGCTGCCGGATGATGATTTCCGCATGCGGGAGTTCGCCGACACCGACCTCATCGCATTGCAGGAATACCTGCAGCTCGCCGGCCTCCCCCGCGTCACCAAGGACACGCTGCACGATGCCGTGACACGGCGCGCGCAGGAATGCGCCTTCCACCCCGTGCGCCAGTATCTGGATGCGCTCACCTGGGACGGGCGTCCGCGCCTCATTTCCTGGCTCCACACCTATGTCGGCGCCGACGACACGCGCTATGCGGCGCTGGTGGGCAAGATGTTCATGGTCTCCATGATCGCGCGCATCTATGAGCCGGGCTGCAAGGTGGACCACATGCTCGTGCTCGAAGGGCCACAGGGCGCGATGAAATCGACGCTCTGCCGCATTCTCGGCGGCGAATGGTTCTCGGACTGCATGCCCGACGTGACAGGCGGCAAGGATGCGAGCATCCACCTTCAGGGCAAATGGCTGATCGAGGTGGCGGAGATGTCCGCCCTCAGTCGCGCCGAGGATGCCGCCTTGAAAGCCTTCCTGACGCGCCAGGTGGAGCGGTTCCGGCCGCCCTATGGCCGCACAGAGGAGAACATCCCGCGCCAGTGCGTGTTCATCGGCACCACCAACAAGAGTGCCTATCTGCGGGATGAAACGGGTGGCCGGCGCTATTGGCCGATCAAGGTGGGCCAGATCGACCCCGATGGCCTGGCCCGCGACCGCGACCAGCTGCTCGCCGAAGCCTTGCAGGCCTATCGCGATGGCTTCCAGTGGTGGCCGGGTCGCGAATTTGAGATGGAGTGCATCCGTCCAGAGCAAGAAGCCCGCTACGAGGGCGATGCCTGGGAAGCGCTCATCTCACGCCACCTCGCGGGATGCCAGCGTGTCACCGTGCATGACGTGGCCATGGATGGCCTCGGCTTCGACAAGTCGAAGATCAGTCGGGCTGATCAGAACCGCATCACGGCCTGCCTTGAACGGCTCGGATGGTGCCGGGGCAAGCGAGGCGGAGCCGGTGAACGCTGGTGGGTGCCTCCCGACGCGCCCTCCTCTGACGGACACTGACGCACTTCGGACGGTGCGTCAGATCATAACATACTGATTCACAAAGCTTCTGACGCACTGACGGACACTGACGCAGAATTCCAAAACCCCCATGCGCACGCGCGCGCACATTCCCCTTTTTCACCTATTTTGCGTCAGTGTCCGTCAGTGCGTCAGAACTCCAACGAAATCAGCGACATGGCTCCTGACGCACCGTCCGAAGTGCGTCAGTGTCTGTCAGAGGGTACGTCAGAGCCTAGGTCCCCCCGGGGGGGTGGTTCGCGACTTGCCCGCTCGGCCCCCGGACCGGTGGGGAAGGCTTGCGCGCGATGGGGGGTGTATGGGGTTTTTCTCATGGAGTGCAGTTGGTTAGGTGAGGACGGCGCTACTCCTGCCGTGCCGATGCCGGGGCTGGGGTGTCCGAAGTTGTCCGAAGTGGCCCTCTGGTGACGGGCGCGCGGAAGGGGCAAAAAATGAAGGATGAAGAACCCCTTCGCCTTCCTCCGCCCGTTCCGGGCCGCCGAGCGCAAGTCGCTGGCGGCGCCCGATGCCGAGCTGCTGGCGATGTTCGGTGCCTCCGGCCCGACCGCCGCGGGCGTGAGCGTCGGCCCAGGCAGCGCGCTCACCGTGCCCGCCGTGGCCTGCGCGGTGCGGGCCATCGCGGAAGCCTGCGCCACCCTCGACATGAAGGTGGTGCGGGGCACGGCCGAGGTCCCCGATCACCCGGTGGCGAGCCTGCTGCGCAGCGAGGTGAACGACTGGACCTGCGGCTTCGCCTTCCTCCGCGACCTGGTGGCCCAAGCCCTCACCCATGACGCCGGCGGGCTCGCCTGGGTGAACAAGGTGGACGGCAAGCCGGTGGAGGTCATCCACTACGCCCCCGGCTTCATCAGCGCTGAATACGACGCCAACGGCACCGGCGAGCCGCTGTATCGCCTCCAGGGCCGTCCCCTGCCGGCCGGCGACGTGATCCACCTGCGCTCGCCCTTCGGCCGCGCCCCGGTGAACCTCGCGCGCGAGAGCATCGGCCTCGCCCTCACCCTCGACGCCCATGCCGCTCGCCTGTTCGGAAATGGCGCCCGCCCGAGCGGCGTGCTCACCGTGAAGGGCAAGACCAGCCCGGACGCCATCCGCAAGATCCGCGAGGCCTGGCACCTCGCCCATGGCGGCACCAATTCCGGCAAGACCGCCATCATCGAGGGCGAGACCGAGTATGCACCCCTGACCATGACCAGCGTCGATGCCCAGTTCCTGGAGCTGACCCGCTTCCAGGTGCTGCAGATCGCCCGCGCCTTCCGCGTTCCCGTCACCATGCTGCAGGATTTGGAGCGCGCCACCTGGTCGAACATGGAACAGGCCGGCCGCGAGTTCCTGGTCTATTGCCTGGAGCCCTGGCTGCGGGCGCTGGAAGGTGCCCTGCGCCGCGCTCTGTTCACGCCCGAGGAACGCGCCGCGGGCCTCACCCTCGTCTTCGACCGCGATGACCTCACCCGCGCCGACATCGGCGCCCGGGCCACGGCCTATTCGTCCCTTATCGCCGCCCGCGTGCTCAACCCCAACGAGGCGCGGGCCTGGGAGGGCCTGCCGCCCTATGCCGGCGGCGACACCTTCGCCAATCCCCACACCAGCACGACGTTGCCGGCGGGCGCCGCCGCGCCGCAGGACGGGGGCGAGCTGTGATGGAGCACACCTTCCTTCAAACCAAGATCCTGGCCGACGACACCGGCGCCATCGAGGGCCTCGCCTGGCCCTTCGGCACGGCGGACCGCGTCGGCGACGTGATCGAGCCCGGCGCCTTCGCCGGTGCCCGCCTGCCCTTGCCGATGCTGTTCGGCCATGACCCCAACGACCCGGTGGGCGCCTGGACCGAGGCGCTGGAGAGCCGCGACGGCCTGCGTCTCAAGGGCCGCCTGCTGGTGGCGGAGGTGGCCCGCGCCCGCGAGGTGCATGCGCTGGTCAAGGCCGGCGCGGTGCGCGGCCTCTCGGTGGGCTTCATGATCCGCAAGGCGGTGCCGCGCGCCGCCGGCGGGCGCACCATCACCGCCCTCGACCTCGTCGAATGCTCCCTCGTCACCACGCCCGCGCATCCCGGCGCGCGGGTGATCTCCGCCAAATCGGCGGCCACCGCGCTCGCCATCGCCGGGGCTCTCCATCGCGCCGCAGCGGCCATCAGCAAGAGGTAACCCATGTTCCACGACACCCCCGCGCCGGCCGGCGCCCTCGTCATCAAGGCCGCGCCGGACGATCCGGCCTCGATGGTCACCGCCGCCCTCGACGCCTTCAAGGGCGAGGTCATCACCCGCCTCGACAAGGTGGAAGCCCGCCTGGACAAGGTGGAGGCGGGCCCGGGCACCGCCGACGCTCCCAAGGGCGACGCCGCGGCGAGCGAGACCAAGGCGGAGACGAAGGCCCTGGGCACCCGTCTCGACAAGATCGAGGCCCGCCTGAACCGCCCGGCCGGCGGCGGCCAGGCCGGCAACGAGCCCACCGTGGAGCGCAAGGCGTTCGGCGCCTATCTGCGCTCCGGTGCCGCCGCGCCCGCCGACGAGCTGAAAGCCCTCACCGTCTCGTCCGATCCGCAGGGCGGCTATCTGGCGCCGGCCGAGCTCTCCAGCGAGTTCATCCGCGACCTGGTGGAGTTCTCCCCCATCCGGGCGCTCGCCAGCGTGCGGGCCACGGCGGCGCCGAGCGTGGTCTATCCCAGGCGCACCGGCATCACGAACGCCAAGTGGAAGGGCGAGACCCAGGCGAGCGAGGCGAGCGAGCCCGGCTTCGGTCAGCTCGAAATCCCGGTGAAGGAGGTGAACACCTATGTGGACATCTCCAACGCCTTGCTGGCGGACAGCGCCGGCCAGGCCGACGCCGAGGTGCGCCTGGCGCTGGCGGAGGACTTCGGCCAGAAGGAGGGCGCGGCCTTCGTCGCCGGTGACGGCGTGCTGGAGCCCATGGGCCTGCTCTCCGACCCCAGCGTGGCGAGCCTCGCCAACGGCCACGCCACCAACCTCTCGGCCGATGCCCTCATCTCGCTGATGTATGCCCTGCCGGCGAGCTACCGCCAGCGCGGCACCTGGCTCATGAGCGGCACCACCCTCGCCGCCATCCGCAAGCTGAAGGATGGGCAGAACAACTATCTGTGGCAGCCGAGCTATCAGGCCGGCCAGCCCGAGACCATCCTCGGCCGCCCGGTGGCCGAGGCGGTGGACATGCCCGAGGTGGAGGCGGACTCACTTCCGGTGCTGTTCGGCGACTTCGCCACGGCGTTCCGCATCGTCGACCGGGTGGGGCTGTCCATCCTGGTCAATCCCTACATCCGCGCCACCGAGGGCATCACCCGCATCCACGCCACCCGCCGGGTGGGCGCGGGCGTGGTGCAGCCCAAGGCCCTGCGCAAGCTGAAGATGGCCGTGAGTTGAGGAGGCCTGACCCATGCGTGACCTTGCATCGAACATCGCCGTCCGCCCCGTCATCGCCCCGGTGGTGGTGGCGGACAACACGCCGGCCGTGGGCGCCGTGATCGACCGCCTCGGCTTCGAGGGCCTCGCTTACGTGATCGCCGCTGGCACCCTCGCCGATGCCGACGCCACCTTCGCGGTGCTGCTGGAAGAGAGCGATGCGTCCGGCACCGGCTTCACCGCCGTGGCCGATGCCGACCTGATCGGCACCGAGGCAGCGGCCGGCTTCACCTTCGCCGATGACGGGGAGGTGCGGAAGCTCGGCTACATCGGCCACAAGCGCTTCACCCGCCTCACCCTCACCCCCACCGGCAACAGCGGCAGCGCCCCCATCTGTGCCGTCGCGGTGCTGGGGCACGCGGCGAGCCGCCCGGTGAGCTGATCGAGAGTGGGGCGGCGTTCATTGAGGGCACTGCGGTCTGTCCAATAGCGGGAAGCCACCTGCCTGCCGCCCCGCCGCTCGCGCGGTCCAGAGTGGGTTCAAGGTGGCAGAGATCGCGAGCACCAGCGGACCAGCTCAGGCACCGCCAAGGGCTCACCGGGAGGGGCACGCCATGCGCTGCCCCTCCCGTCACCCGTTGGAGAACCACCCATGGCGTTTCGTCCCGCTCGGATCTGCTCATGCGGCTGCGGCCGGGTGCTGCGCGGTGACGAGCGCTGCCCGATCCAGGCCACGCGCCAGGCTGCGCGCAAGGCGGCTGCCGAGGCCGCCCGGCCCACCGCCCGGCAACGGGGCTACACCAGCAAATGGGAGCGGGAGTCCAAGGCCTTCCTCGCCCAGCCGGGCCATGAGCGCTGCGTCCACTGCGGCGCCCCGGCGACGCTGGTGGACCACAAGCAGGCCCACAAGGGCGACATGAAGCTGTTCTGGAGCCGCAGCAACTGGCAGCCCAGCTGCGGCGCCTGCAACCGCCGCAAGGCCATCCGTGAGGAAGGCGCCTTCGGCCGGCCCCTCAAGACCGGAGGCCCCGCATGACCGCCACCTCGGACATCCTGCCCCTCGACGACCTCAAGCTGCATCTGCGCCTCTCCCATGACGACGAGGACACCGACCTTGCCGCCCTCACCGAGACCGCCCGCGGCTTCGTGGAAGGCTGGTGCGGCCCGCTGGACGACTTCGCGGACGGCGTGCCGGTAGTGCTGGTGCACGCCATGAAGCTCTATGCGGCGCATCTCTACGAGAACCGCGAGGCCACCCTCGACGGCGCCGCGGCCGAGGTGCCCCTCGGCTTCTTCGACCTCATCGACCCGCACCGCCTGCGGGCCTTCTGACCATTGGAGGCTCCCATGAAAGGCCGCAAGGCAGACATCCCCGTCGCCGACGAACCCCTGCCCGAGGGCGTGCCCGAGCCGCCCGAATGGCTCTCGGCCGATGCCCGGGCCGAATGGGTGCGGGTGCTGCCGGTGCTGTTTACCGAGCGGCGCACCATCACGGCGACCGACCTCGCCATTTTCGCGAACTATTGCACCGCCATCGGCCAGGTGGCGGAGGCGAACCGCATCCTGGCGGACGAGGGCCTCACCTTCACCGGCCCGAGTGGGCCGAAGCGCCATCCGGCCATCGCCATCCGCTCGGACGGCATGACCCAGGCTCGCCAGATGGCGGCGGAACTCGGCCTCACCCCCGCCAGCCGGGGCCGGCCGGCGCTCAGGAACGGGGGCGGTGATGACCTCTACAGCGATGGCTTGTTCGCCGGCCTCGGCCTCAACTGAGGCGATCCCCGACCCGTTCGGCCATGGCGAGCGGGCGGTGAAGTTCCTGCGTTGCCTGCTGCACCCGAAAAGCCGCCGGCCCCGCCGGGCCTTCCAGCTCGACCCCTGGCAGGAAGACATCGTCCGGCGCATCTATGGCCCCTGCCATCCGGACGGCGCGCGCATCGTCAAGACCGTGGTGCTGCTGCTGCCGCGCGGCAACCGCAAGACCTCGCTCTGCGCGGCCCTGGCCCTGCTGCACACCTTCGGCCCCGAGCGGGTGCCGGGCGGCGAGGTGATCTCGGCCGCCTCCGACCGCAAGCAGGCCCGCATCGCCTTCGAGGAGGCTCGCGGCATCATCGAGACCACGCCGCCGCTCAAGGCCATCACCGCGCCGCAGGAATACAGGAACCGGCTCGTCAACACGAAGCACCGCAGCTTCTATGAGGCCATCAGTTGCGATGCCGGCACCCAGCACGGCCGCACTCCCGTCTTCGTGCTGGCGGACGAGCTGCACGCCTGGAAGAAGCGCGACCTGTGGGACGTGCTGAAATCCGGCCTGGTGAAGACCCCCGGCTCTTTGCTCATCGTCGCCACCACCGCCGGGCGCGGCCAGGAGAACCTCGCCTTCGACATCGTCAACGACGCCCGCAAGGTGGCGCGCGGCGAGGTGGACGATCCGTCCATCCTGCCCATCCTGTTCGAGGCCTCGAAGGATGACGATTGGCGCGACGAAGCGGTGTGGCGCCGGGTCAACCCGGGCCTGAGCTGCAGCCCGCCTTATCCGGACCTTGCCGGCCTCAGGCAACTGGCGAAGGAGGGCGAGCGGCGACCGGGCGACCGCGACGCCTTCCGCCAGCTCAACCTCAACATCTGGCTGGACCACTCCGCCGATCCGTTCGTGGACATGGGCGTCTATGACGAGGGCGCCGTGCCGGTGGACCTCGAGGCGCTCGCCGCTTCCCCCTGCTGGCTGGGGGTGGACCTCTCCTCCAACGGCGACCTCACCTGCATCGTCGCCGCCTGGCGCGAGGGCGACGACGGCTATGTGGTGCACCCCTGGTTCTTCTGCCCCGCCGACAATTTGCGCCTGCGCGCCGACCGGGACGGAGTGCCTTATCCCACCTGGGCGGAGGCCGGCCACATCATCCCCACCCCCGGCAATGTGGTGGACTTCCGCCATGTGGAAGAGACCCTGCGCGCCCTCTGCGAGCGCTTCCAGGTGCAGGAGATCGCCTTCGACCCCTACCTTGCCCGCAACATGATGATGAACCTTGCCGACGATGGCCTGCCCGCCGTCGAGATGCGGCAGAACTGGGCGACCATGGCGCCGGCGGTGAAGGAGCTGGAACGGGTCATCGTCGGCCGGCGCTTCATCCACGGCGGCCACCCCGTGCTGCGCTGGAACTTCGACAATGTGGCGGTCCACACCGACACCGCCGGCAACCGCGTCTTCCACAAAGGCAAGAGCCGCGACCGCATCGACGGCGCCGTCGCCGCCGCTATGGCTGTGGGGCGGGCGGCTGCCGGAGCAGGCGGCTCGATCTATGACAGCGAGGAATGGTCAGCCGAGATGATGGTCATGTGAAGGTAAAAATGACTAAGAGAATTTTATAACCACCTAATCCGATGACCATACGACATTTTTTAAAAATAATAACCTCAGCTCATCTCTAAATCGAAGCAATTGCTCATTTGACGCCAAACACTCTGATGGAATTTCCTTACATCCAAATCGTTCACAGACGCCAATTACCGCATGTGCGGCATGATAATTTCTGTCAGAATCGATATACGTGTCGTCGATGACACAGAATTTGACACAAACATTGTCCTCAGACACGCGAGCCCTCACCTCCCCCGCTGTTACAGAGAATATTTTCCAAAGATCATTTTTGTCTGGGGTGTTCTTGTTACAAATAGAGAGCAGGCCTTCAATATCCAGCCCACGCACTCCCCCAAATCGCCACACGGATAGCGAGCCAAGAGCCAGATCTACCAGCTTTAATAAAGAGTTTTTTGGTAGCTTCTCTCCTGAACCATGCATCGGGCTGTATCCAGCACGACATAGTTGTTCCGTATCTTCCACCCGACCAGGGGTACCGGGCGCTGAGCTTTCAAGCTCCTGCGGACAAAACCTCTGATTAGAAAGAGAATCCTCACTCGTCATAGGCCGACCAACTCTTTTGCGTCGACATCCATCTCAATTTTACCGACGATCTTCCGATCATCAGACACCGGCAGCTTCCATGAAGCTGACCGAGCCGGGCTAGTACTGGTTATTACACCAATCACCTCGCCACCTGACGGAATAGTTAAAGAAAATGATCTTTGCACACTGGAATCCACCCAGACCAACGATATAGACCCGACGCTATCGTCAATTTCGATATCCGGAATATTTATTGAGTTCGGAAGATAACCAGATATTAATTCAAAATTCTTTAGTACCGTGGATGTTGGCCACACAACGTCGGGGTTATCCTGGCCTTCGGGCCGAAGTCGTTCGATCCGGCCAGCCGCACGCGATACGCATGTCACCCATCCCTCAGCTTCGGAAGTCTTGGCAAACCCTTGAATAAAAGCAAACCAATTCCTCTCATGCATCAGAACTGCGCCATCTATATTTGACTCTAGCGCAATTCTTGAATTCAATGAGATATCTGGGATATACATCTCCAGATATCTCATGTCTCCCATTAAAGATGAGAGCGAATCGGGCAGGAGCTCACGCACCGCACTCTCGATATGCGCAATGCTTCTTGGGGCACGAGCGTTATCGATGCTCCGCCCACCGATGACCGCCTCATCTAAGGGATAGAACCAACTCGTTGTACCCCGAGAATGGTCATCAGTAGCAGATGCAGAATCCTCGCACAAAAGGGCATTCGAATGACCATATGTCATGGCACGACTCCGATTTTTACTCCCATACTCTCAGAAAGAAGATTGCACAAAATCTTCTTATTCTCGCCATGCATAAAGGACATTTCGTCAGAAACTATTTTTACAACATCATAAAGACCATTAATGGTCGCATTCAAAGGTTCATTTATCCTAAAACCTTGCTTATGAAGAATAGACACATCAACCGATGTTGCGACATCACCAGAGATAACATTATTTTTTTGCTCTTGACGACTGTCAACATTGAGTTGATTTAATATCATGGCATTTAAGCGCTTAGTGAACCATCCCGTATGGCAATGCCAAAGAGCTCCCCTCTTGAGAAGATTTTCTGGAAACTCGCGTTTATTCAAAAGATCGTCGAAGCTCGGCTCAGCATCTGGCGTAGTAAAAACATCAAGTACAGTCAGGGCGACGCCACCCACACCAAGAGGCACGTCTTCTGAGGCCTCAAGCAGGCCGCGAAGACTCCCCTCCAGAAATCGAAGCGCTCGCTCCCATGTTGGCCCCCACCGAGTGTAGCGCGTCGTCTCGACCTCAACGCTGTGCCCAGCGACACGCAGAAGCCACACCGAATTACCATCAGGACGCTTAAACGAAAACTCGACACCCGGAAATTGACTCATGATGGGCTTGCCATCCGGGCCCGCTATAAATCCTTGATGCTCTGTCACTGCTGTAGCGGGAAGGTCGCCGCGCCAAGGCGCGTGGTGCGCAGACAATTTCTCGATCAGGCTGTTAGGCACTGGCTGAGACAGTTGCACCGCGAATTTCGCGCTGCGGATCGCATGATCGTCGTTGATCGGCGAAAAACTCATAGAGGGTGCATCGCTGGTTTCGAATAGAGGCTATACAAGGGATAGCACATGAAGGAATCATAAAGGTAGAGGCAGATTTGCGCAGCGCCTCGTGAACCGCGCAGCGCTTGCGGGAGATGGCTGTAACTTCATTCCGCCGGCGCCATCCGCAGCCGCATCCCAGCCCCGCCGCCATTCTCGGGGATGAACTCGATGCGGGTGGCCGCAGAAGCGCACCCTTCATGCTCCCTTGCTTGGCTGGCCCCCTTGTTCAGGAGCAGGCGCATCATCAGGGGGCGGCGTTTTGACCGGAAGCCCCGCCGCTTTCAGGGCCTCGCGCGCGGCGGTAAGCGCTAGCTGTTGCAGCACCGGTCCCCAAAGTTCCGGCTCGCCGGGAAACTCAATGTTGACTGGTGAGCTATGGAACGACCCCTCAAGGCGCGACACGATCTCGGCGTTGATCGAACGGTTGTTCGCCTTGGCGAAGGCCTCAACCTTCTCCTTGAGATCAGCCGGGATGCGCAGCCGGAAATGGGGATCGTCGCGTGCCATGACGCACATATGCCGCACTTTCTCCTTGACGAGAAGAACGCACGGTGCGTTATTGAGCGAATGACGCACCGTGCGGCACAATGAGATGGCCATGGCGAAGACCGATCCACAGATGCGCATCCGCCTCCCCGCCGACCTCAAGGCCTGGATCGAGGCCGAGGCAGCGCGCAACGGCGGGTCCATGAACAGCGAGATCGTCCGCGCCCTGCGCGAGCGCATGGAAAAGCAGCGTCCCGCGTCCCCCAACTGACACCTTCCCAATCTGGAGCCTCCCAATGCCGACGCCCCCCGTCCCGGCAAACGCCCCCGCTTTGCCTGCCGCCAGCCCTCACACCTTCGTGCACCAGCCCGGGCTGCGCGCACTCCCGGTGCTGCCCACCCTGCCGCTGGACAGCATGACCTTTCAGGTGCCCGACGACGCCTTCTATCCCCACCTGCGCCGGGGCGAGTTCGCCGTGATCGACCTCATCGACCACCAGCCCGCCCATGGGGAGCTGTTTCTCCAGCGCTTCGAGGATTGGCGGATGGACGGCGGCTTCGGCCATTGCCTCGTCAAGGCGACAGCGTCCGCCGGCTTCTATGGCCGGCCGGAAGGCTGGCCGGATTGCCAGCCCGGCATCTCCTTCTCGCCGGCCGTGGGCTTCGAGCCCGTGACCATCTGGCACCTGGCCTACTGGCAGCCCCCGGCTGACCCGGCTGAATACAGGGCCGCGCTGTACGAGGGACGGGCGCGGCTCAGCGATGGGCCATTCCGCACCGAACCACTCGCCGGCAAGCTGGTGGGTCGGGTCATCGGCCTGTTTGTGCCCGGGAGGAGCGGCAATGTCTGAGCGCTCCATCTCCCGTCGGGACATGCTCATGGCAGCCGGTGCGCTGGGCACGGTTGCCGCCCTCGCGGCGCCGGAAGCCATTGGGATCGGTGCAGAGGCCGCCGAGCCCGATCCGTTGCGCGAAATGATCGCCGCCTATCGCGCGGGCTGTGTGGCCTTCAATGCGGACCCCAGGGCCGGCGGCGATGACGACGAGTACACCGCCGCGGTTTCCGCCGCGACGTGGGAACCGCCATTCTGGGCGTTGACCGAGGCGCCGCCGGCGCGGACCTGGGCGGGAGCCGTCGAGGCGCTGCGGTTGGTGCATGAAGAGTTTGATGCGGTGATGGCGAGCCCGATCATTCCCCCGCTCGTCGCTGCGGCTCTCGCCTTCCTGAAGGGGGCCGAAGGCGACGCACTGTCGCGGGATGGTTGACAAAAAGACCTCTCAAGAGCACAAAAAAGGTCTCATGAGAGACAAATTCAATGTCCCCGATCCTTGATCGCAAACTCCGATTCTCTGATGTGGCCTTCGGGATCGATGCGACACCGAAAACGCTGCGCAATTGGTTGCAGCGCGATCAGGTGACGTTGACGTCCAGCGGCGAGGGTGGGTGGCGCGACTTCAGCATCATTGACGTTGCCCTTCTTGCCATCGTTCGCAAGCTGGTCACGTTCGGCGTACCCCTCGACGATGCGGATGGCATCGCGTCGGCCGTGGTGATGCGCCAAGTCAAGGTTCTCGCTTCTTACCGGTCGGTGGCGATCGATGCGCTTCTCGCGTGCTTCCACTACCGGCGGATCTTCGTGCTCTATGATGGGGCCTGGCGGTTCATCGAAGTGGATGGACCTGGTCCCGTAGATTTCGGCACCATAGACGCTTGCATTCACATTGATCTTCACCGGGTGATCGACAGAGCAGTCAAACGCGCCGTCTTGGGCTCCGATATAGACGAGGGCCCATTCACTGATGAAACGATGCAGGCGGGGCTCCGGAAGCTCATCATCACCATTCAGGACGCAACGCCGAGCTCGGCGGCAGCTGGGAAAGAAGCCGGATCCCCGGAAGAGGAGGGTTGATCATGCCCCCCACCAACCGCCCCCTGAAGACCGCAAAGCAGATCGCCCACGAGCTGGGCGTCTGCGAGCGCACCGTAACCCGGATGGTCCGCAAGGGCCTCCTCCCCGCCACCAAGGGCGGCTGCGGCGGGCGCACCTCGCCGCTGGTTATCGAGCGCGACGCGCTCAAGAGCTTCAATCGCAAGAAGGACTGAGACTGTGGCCCGCCGCTCCTCCTCCACCATCCGCAATCAGGGTGACTTCCCCTGCGAGGAGGAGATCGCGCGCCGGTTGAGCCAGAACCCCAAGGACTGGCCCGCGAAGGCGCTCGTCTTGGAGCGCGAAGGACTTCCCAAGATCGACCCCGTCTTGCAGGGCCGTTTCTGGCCCGCGGTCCGCACCTTCTTCATGCGGCGCTATGGCCTGTCTACTCTCCAGCCGTTCAACCCCGATGGAGAGGAGAACCTGGATGCCCTCTGAGCTGAACGCTCCCGGCTTGAAGCGCCGGAAGAACCGCGACGGCACCGAACGCCTGTACTGGAATGCGCCCAAGGCCGCGCTGGCCGCCGGCTTCCCCACCCGCCTGGTGCGGCTGCATTACAGCCTCGACGATCCGACCCACCGTCGCCTCATCGAAACCGCCTGCCGGCGCCATGAGGCCGAGGCCCTGGAATGGGTGGCGGGCCGGCGCGAGCCCCGCATGGCGTTCGACGGCACCCTCGCGTGCCTCGTGCGCCGATACCAGACCGACGCGGCGAGCCCCTATCGCGAGGTGAAGTGGAACACCCAGCGCACCTACGACCAGGTGCTCGGGGCGATCGAAAAAGCCTTCGGCAAGCGCTCCCTGGCAGCGCTCGGCATCGCCGATTTCCGCCGGTGGTACGACGAGGCGAAGAAGCCGAAGGCGCCGGGCGGTGCCGAGCGTGTGCGCAAGGCGCACGGCATCATTTCCATGCTGCGCCGGATGTTCGCCTATGGCGTCACCGCCGAGCTGCCCGAATGCACCCGCCTCGTGACCATCCTGGAGAAGGCCCGCTTCAAGCAGCCGGCGCGGCGGCGCGAGAAGCTCGAACTGCACCATGTTCAGGCCTTCATTGCGAAGGCTCTCGACACGGGCCGCCTCTCCCTGGCGCTGGGAACCGCCCTCCAGTTCGAGACCACCATGCGCCAGCGCGATGTGATCGGAGAGTGGGAGCCCGTGCCGCCCCGGGCCACCGCCGCCGGCGGCATCGTGCTCGGCGGCCGGCGATGGATGCGGGGCCTCACCTGGGCAGATCTCTCCGACGCCTTCGTGGTGATGAAGGTCACCACCAAGACCGGGTCCGATGTGGCCCACGACCTGAGCCTGTGCCCGCTGGTCATGGATCTGCTCGGCCGGGTTCCGCCGGCGCGGCGGGTCGGCCCGCTCATCGTGGATGAGACCGCAGGGCGCCCCTATGCCGAGCACGCCTACGCTCGCGAGTGGCGCGTGATCGCCCGCGCAGCGGGAATCCCTGATTCGGTCTGGAACATGGATGCCCGCGCCGGCGGCATCTCCGAAGCGGACGACGCAGGCGCCGAACTCGACGCGATCCGTTCCGCCGCGGGCCATTCCCAAGCCTCCACGACGGTTCGCTACGTGAGGGGAACCATCGGCAAGAGCCGCAAGGTCGCAACGCTCCGCAAGGAGCATCGGAACAAGTCGTAA